CCGCGTAGGATCCGACGACCCATTGGAACGGGACGTCGACGTGGACCGGCGCCTGGGTTTCGAGAACGCGAGGAGGAGCAGGAAGAGGAGGCTGGCGATCAATACGGTCGTCGCGATCTGGAGCCGGCCCCACTTTGGTGGCATCGAGTGCCATGAACGTCTGACCGGGAGGGGTTGAGATGGCGCCTGATAGGGGGAGGAGAAGCTGGTGGGCTTCAGCGCGAGACATGCAGCCGCCGCGGAGGGGAAGGTGGATGCTCGATTGGAACGACTGCAGCAATTCACCCTGTAGCTGGCTGACCTGGGGGTCCTCGGGCATGGAGCGGCCGAGGCGGCCGGAGTGGAGGATCTGCCGACGGTGATTGACGCTTAGCAAGGCGTAGACAGCGTGGGTGGCCCATTTGATGTGCTGGAAGGCCGCTTGGAGGACTGGCTCGGGGACCTCGCCGATCTTGAGGCAGAGCTTGAGTTCAGGCTTGGCGTGGCGGCAGAAGAAGTCGAAGCAGGCGCTCTGAAATTTCACGACTTCAACGGGGAGAACCGTCCATAAGGCGTCGCCGAGGGAGTGGCCGACGGAGAACTCTGTGAGGTAAGCGACGATCTTGTCGCGGATAGACGCGTCGTCCACGGCGATCATAAGCTTTGCGAAGAGAGCGACTGGGGATCGAACGCAGCCAGCGGGACCGACGTAGTAGCCGCAGAATGTGGCGTAGCGTCCGCGTTCCTTCTTGAACCGAAGGGCGAGGAGCTCGCGTAGAGCGGGCCACTCATCACGCACCGGAGGTTCTTGGTCGAGCAGAGAATCGTCGCCAGAAACCATGCATGGGGTCGATCCGACGGCGTACTCGAGGTGAATGACGGCCAAGTTGTAGTCGGTGTTGTCGTCGTACGTGCCAGGTTCTCCTGTGAGGCGCATGCAGGTGAGGGGTCCAAACTGAGTCTCGACGTTGGTTTTAAGGTGGACGTGGAGGTCGATGAGGTGCTGAGGGATGTTGAGGCGCTCCATCTTCTTGCGCTCCAGCACAACGGCCTCACCATGTTGAGATTGGTCGAACGCTGTGTAGTCGTTGGCCAGGTGCTCGCGGGAGGAAAGGTGTTGTTGGCACCACTTGGACATTTGGAATGGGGTGTGCCCCGCGTGGATGTACAGGTGGTCCGGGCGGTCGATCTCGTCGAAGATGCGTTGATATTTCTTCACGGGCCCAAGGAGCAGGACCACAGCATCGTGCATGAGGGCGAGCGTTTGGCAGGCTTTCCAGGACCCGAAGATGGAGCCTTCGTTCACCTTGTGCTGGGCTTTTGCGAAGATGCGCACTGCTGTCCAGCGCCAGTCAGGGTCTGAGCGGGAGGCGTTGGCCATTATGACGGCTTGGGTTTTTGAGGTTAGCTGCGCAAACTCGTTGAGATTGATGCACTCGATGAAGAGCGTCTCATTGAAGGGCACAGAGGTGTGGGGGTGGCGCCGATAGGCCCGGCAGAGAGATTCGAAGAGGAGCGATCCCAGAAGCTCATCTTTCGACGTTATTTCGTAGGGCCTGGAAGTTGGTCGGAACCTCAACCGCTTGGTGATGGAGGCCGTCAGCAGGGTCGGGTCTTGCTTCGGGGCGTGTATGGCAGCCAGGAGGTTGGAGGGTTGCGCGCTGAGCTCAAAAGGGCGGTTGAGGTGTGGAAACTGCGAGCTCATTTCCCCGCGATAATAGATTTCCCTGGTCTCGGGGTCATGAGCTGGGAGGAAGTGGGCGGCTAGCGACTCAAAGCTTTCGCCCGGATAGATTGGCTCTATGGCGGTGTCCGAGTGATCAGGGCCTGTGGGGCGGTCGGCGTTCTCTGGTTTGGCGGAAGGGATGTCGAGGTGGAGGGGTCGCCGGGTTTCTGGCAGGAAGTGGGTGGAGACCTGAGGAGCATTCGCCTCGCCGAGGCCGAGGAAAGGGGCGCTGAGGTCTAGGATGACATCGCCTTGGTAGTCGGGTTTGAGCGGGGGGGCGTCTCTGGCGCGGATGGGCGCGGCACCCGAGAGAATGACTTTGCGGTTTTTCATAGGGGCCGACAGGCTGACACAATTTGGCAGGAGATCCCCGAAAACGCCTTTTAGGTCGATCGGCGTGTTGCGTGCCATGGCCGAGAAGATGAAGTTGGCCTGTGAGGTGCCATCCAAGATGCTAGCGTCGCCGGTGAAGATGATGCCTCGACGGGATCGGGTCATGGCCACCAGGGAGTGCTGGTGGGAAAGGAGGCGCGAGTTCTTGTCGAGGTGGACGACGGTCGGCCGGTCGTACGTGGAGCCCTGGCTGGAAGCGATGGTCACGGAATCGTAGCCCAGCTGCTGTAAGGTTGTGGCCGTTGTTCGAGCGTTGGCCAGCACTTTCCGCGCGTGGGGAAATCCTTTGGAGTACGTGACGAACCCCTCGTGTTCGCTCGTCGTTGGAATGTTAAAGATGCGGGCAATGCGCCTTGGGAGTCGTCGGGTCCACGCGCAGTACACGTCGATGTAGGGCCGCAGGCGGTGGACTTCAGACGAGAGGCGATGGTTGCTCGACGAGGCGTGCGTGGAGTGGTATTCGCCCTGGAGGGGGTCGCCGAGGAGGATGACAAAATCAACGTTGGAGTCCGCGTGGAGGGCGAGGTCTAGGTAGCCGCGGGGCATCTTGTAGATTTCGTCGATCACGAGGACCCGGGCGCTTTTGAGAAGGGAACTCTCCCACGTCCCAACGCGCCAGCGGTCCATGGGCTTTGATTGCAGGAGGTCTTTCCACTCGGCTCGCAATTCAACAGTGGGAACGGCCACTTTATGATTGTGGAAGGCGGGCGAGTTGAGCAGCCCAGCGATCGGCCAGGATTTCCCGCAGCCCGCAAAACCGGCGATGTGAACGAGTTTCAAGGAGCGGGGCTGGGCGATATCCATGACGCCGTCCAGAGCGACGATGCGGTCTCGGGCCGTATTCGGGTGGGTGGGGTCGATGTTGGCGAGCACGCCATCAAAGCCGTTCTTCATGTTGCTGATCAGATTCTTGGCTCGGCTGGGGTCCGTGGTGTACTGATGGACCTTGAGGAAGGGCAGAAGGGACCCGTCTTTGGCCCTGAAGGCTTTGATGGATGACTCAAGGTCACGCGCGCCGCCGTTGACTTTCGGGATGAGGGTCGACGCGAGATCGATTGGGGGTCGGATGAGGGCGAAATGGCCTGGGTTGCCGGCGGTGTGCTGGATGTGGAAGCTGGACGTGGCATTCTCCATGCCGAGGGTCACTTCACCGGCGGCTGTGTGAAATGTGGCTCTGAGCCTGTAAATGCGGGCCAGCACAACGAAATGGTCTGTGGTGAGGCCGCCCTTTCTGATGTCGTCGCCCTGAAGTTGACTATCGGGGAGCTGCGAGCAGAGGCACTCCCATAGGGCTTGAGTTTGTAGTCCGGTGGCTTCGGAGACAGCAGTGAGGAGACAGTCGACGCCGGTGGGGTACGGAGCCGCGGACAAGGCAGAGTTTCGAGCCCGGCTCAGGAATTTGGCTGACAGCTCTGTGTAGCAGTCCGGGTACAGCTCGTCATACGGCAGGGCCGGGCCGGCGGCGCTTGGGTCGCTTTCGAGCTCGCTGCACTCAGGGTCGGGCTTCAGCGGCTCAGGGGGTTCGGGGTCAGAGATGATGGCCGTCTTCTCGTCGACCACTGGGGTCCTGGCGGGTGCATCCGGAATAGGGGTCGGGATGTCGGCGGCGTCCGGTTCTGAGGGAGAGTCGGGCTCGGGCGACGGTGGTGGAGGCGGCGTGGCCGGGGTTTGCACGTGGACTGGGCTCGTTGCTGGTTTGTCCGCGGGTGAGGGCGGTGATGGTGTGGCGGGTGGGGCGTGCTCCAGAGGGAGGAAAGCGCGTCGGCCGCAGGAAATTGGGCCGCGGGGGAGGCGCAGCTGCCAGGGGTCGGGGTGGAACGTGGCTTGGTACCGATCGTGCAGAGCCTGGGGGGAGTCGGGGCCCAGGAACCAGCGGATGGCGAGGGCGATGGCTGGGACGGCCGACAATCCCAGGGCGGCGTACGTCCAATAGCGGTGGAGGGGCCGACTTGGGAGATAGCGGGCGAGCCAGCGGGAGCGGCCCAGGTCCGCGGCGACGCGGTGAAGGATTTTGGTCTCGAAAATGGTGCCGGGCCACAGCGTCCAGCCGGTGCATGGGGCGTGGGTACGGAGCCGGAACCACGTGGTAGCGGGCTTCCAGATGGAGAAATGTCGTGGGGCGCGACCGATCAGGGTTCGGCCCGCCACGGTCAGCTCATCGATATGTCGGTGAGCTAGGTGACCGAGTGCGGAGACGCCGGTGGCGGTGGCCAGGGAAGTGGCGGGGGTGGCGAGGCTGAGGAGAACTAGGTGATGATTGCGCACCCAATGGTGGATTCGGGCGAAGAGGCTCTGGAACATCGGGTGGGTGGTTCCGGATCGGACGCCGGCCGTGAGGAGGGCGAAATGGGCGAGATTGTCCCAGGCTGCGGAGGTCACCCAGCGATACTCTGGTTTTGAGCACTGAGTGCGTACGAAGCCAGCTGGGTCTGTGACGCGAAGCGTTCGGACGGCGCGCACATAGACGAACAGCTCGTGGTACACTTTGCTGGGGACAAGGCGGTGGCGGGGGTCCTGGGTTAGCGAGGCCGGTTCGGGGAGGAGGATGGCGTCGGGGCCGGTGAAGCTGACGCTGTCGTGCTCAGCGTGATGGGGGGGCACGCCACGTTGGATGAGGAGGGAGTGCACGGGGCCCCAGGAGTCGAGGCGGGAGACGGTGAGAACTACGCCAGGCCCGCGAATGGTCGTGGTTTTGAGCCACTGAATGGCGGAGGTGGGCTGGGTGTAGTTGTGGGCGGCGTTGGCTTCCAACTCATACACGAGGTTGGCTCCTTCCACCCGATAGCGATAGAGGTCCGGGTTGAGGCTCAAGTGGGTGAAGTCGCTTTCGGGGGGGACCACGAGGCTGGCGTAGACCTTCTGCAGCTGGGGTTTCTGCAGGAACAGGTCGACGATTTGCTCGGGATCGAAGTACATGAGCGCGTCGTGCATGAAGAGGGTTTCGCAGCAGGGGAGTTCGTGTGAGGTCGAGGGGTAGCGAGTGGTGTCCTTCGCCACGAGCCGGTAATTGAAAAGCCGATGGAAATTTGGCTGCTCGCGTTGAAGCTTGTTAAACTTGCTCGGCTTCATGAACATGACGTCGGACGGGGTTGTTGCGAGGTGGGCCCACGTTTGGTGGAGGAGGTGAGTCTCGATGGTCTTGTGCACAGGATGTGGGTGGGCCTTGAATCCGAAGCCGGTGGTGTCGATTCCGGCTTTCTGGAGGAAAGGGACGTGCTCTTGTGGGATGCTCCAAGGATATCTCACGAGAGACGTGCGGAAGGATGGGGCCAAACTCTCGAGGAGAGGGGCCGTGATAGTGTCGCGATGGATGGTTGGCGTGAGAGCCGCCACCGCATCAGCGAAGCCGGCTCCGCGGAAAGGCATTCGGCGCCAGATAGGGGTGCCCGCAGGGCCCTGGTCTGAGGTAGATGCCATTTCTGTGGAGGTGGCGGGGGGGGGGGTGACGAGTCAGTTGCTCTAGGAGTCTGACG